AATAGAAAACTGTGGTATATACAACGGTGTTTGGATTACTGATTATAAATCCGCAGTAGGACTCGCAACCGCTTTGAGATATACTTTACTAGAAGTATCAAGGCAAAAACTTGTAAGCTCCGGCAATGCAAGCACGAAAACACTTATCTACGAATATGTGACAGGTAAAGAATTTGCTATGCATATTCAATTGGTAGTTTCTGCTTTTTCTAATATGAAAGAAGAACTAGAAACAGAAAAACGTTCTATAAACAGAATATGGAAAAAACGTGATAAACAAATATCAACTGTTTTAAACAATTTATCAGGTATGCGCGGATCTATAGAAGGCATTGCACAGAAGGCTTTACCAAAGGTATCTGATAAAGATTTAATGTCCTTAGATACAATTGGAGACGACGATGAATAATCAAAACAAACCCGTTGATATTGTATCAGATATACTGAAAGAATGTATCAAGGTACACGAAGAACGTGATACTCAATACGGTAGCAGCTATGGCAATTTTACCAACATAGCTAATATAATGACTAGATTATCAGACAAAAACTACATACCTATGGACGTTGCTATTTGTATGGTAGCTACAAAAGAAGCTAGATACAAACACGCATTGACGCATTCGAACATGGCAAACCATAAGAAAGTTTTACATGATAGTCTCATTGATTGGATTAACTATATAGCAATAATGGAAAACATACGCATTTTGTCGGACAAGGAAGCCCAAAATGAAACTAAAAACACGCAAGAGTAAACTTATTGCCCTTAAGCAGTTTATTGATTTAGAAACCGATGACCTTATAATCGGCGCGGAAAATCCGGGCAGCATTCTCTATGATAAAATACTACGTAAAAACATAATTGATAAAAGAATTATTAAATGCGCTAAGTGTCCAAAACTCAATATGAAAAGTTTCACACAGGCTGTGCCCGGCTGGGGAAATCTGAATGCAGATATATTCTTTATCGGCGAAGCCCCGTGTGTTCACAGTATGAGCAACCAATTTCCATTTGCGTGGAAAAGTGGTAGAATACTAGACATTGTTTTAGAGCTAAGCTGCTTAACTAGATACAATGTATTTGTATCAAATTCTGCACATTGTCACGTTGGACATAGAACACCTACAAACAGGGAGATACGAAAATGCTCACGCATGTTTTTAGACGATGAAATTGAACTAGTAGAACCAAAACTTATTGTCACATTAGGAAATTCAGCAAAAATTGCTTTGTCTTATGTAACATCTAAACATGTCTTAGAGTGTAAGCATCTGCACATGGTACATCCAGCTAAATTTCTGTACAGCAAACAGGGACTTAAAGACTATATGTTAAGAATGTCAACTGAGTTGGACAAGTACACATGAAAAAGAGAACAAAAATAAACAAAAGAATCGGCGTTGTTGGTAGCCGACAGTTTTCAGATTATACTAAGTTGTGTAATGTACTCACACCGTTAATGCCTTTTACTCTTGTATCAGGTGGAGCCAAAGGCGCGGACAAATTGTCCGAACAGTTTGCAGATGAACATAACTTAGAAAAAATCATTCATAAACCTAACTGGAAAAAATACGGTAGAGGCGCAGGCTTTATACGCAATGCTGATATCGTAGCAGATAGTGATGTACTAGTTGCTTTTTGGGACGGCAAATCAAAAGGTACCGAAAATTCAATAGACATAGCAAGAAAGAAACGTATACCAATTATAACTGTAAAGTTTTAAAAAATGAATTCCACAGACATTGTAGACTTATACAACAACGCAGCAAAAATTACAAAATGCTGTGACCTACAAAAGCACGCATTTCGCTATTGGTCTGAACATAACCAAACAGCACCGTATGAGTCCCTAGGATGGGATACTGAAACGACCGGCCTCTCATTCGGAGTCCCTTCAATGTTGCACATTGGAAACAATGATATCAAAGTATACGATATAAAAGTATTCGGAATTTCAATGGCAATACCAATGAAAAAAAGACTTGCCCTAATATGGGCACGGCTAGGTACCGACCTATTTGAAGAGGCCGTAAAGTTACTAGGTGTACAAGGTCAAAAAGTCGCACACAACGCCCGCTATGATTTACGTGTTTGTCTAATCAATGATATAAAAGTAGCACCGACTACACATTGTACATTGAATGCCGCTCGCATATACTGGAACAGAAGACAAAAATTCGGCCTATTACCATTATGCGAAATGATAGCTCCGGAACTCTCAGACTGGGAAGACGAGATAAAAAGTTTAACGCGTAAAATCAAATCAAAGTATACAAGAAGTGGACATCCAAAAGACTACACTAATTATTCTTTTTTACCAGATGAAAAGATGTCCAAGTACTCAATGATTGATTCTTTTTTGTGTTTTGTTCTACATTGTATAACATATAAACACATGCAGGATACATACAACGAAGTATACACCCGAGAACAAAAGGTCATGCACCTTGCGCTAAAAATGGAACAGCAAGGTCTTCAATACGATTGCCGCAGGTCTTCCAAACAGGAACGTATACTTAGTACCAAAGTACACAAATTAGAAGACAAATTATACAAACAAGCAAAATCAGAGTTTAATATTAAAAGTCCGCAGCAAGTTCTTGATATATTACTTAAATTAAAGATACCTAACAACCTACTCACACTAGATGGTAAGCTATCAACGGATAAGAACCTTCTGGAAGCCATTGTAGATAACAAAAGCTGCAATAAACAAGGACTACATTTTATAGAAACACTTCTTGACATAAGAGCGATATATAAACTTTTAAATAGTTACTTAATTCCACTGCGCAAAAGAGCTTTGTTCAACAATGGCCGAATATACTGTAACATAAATGCCGCTGACACACGCACAGGCCGCATGGCAGTAACGAATCCCGGTTTACAAACAATACCTCGCTTACTAAGCAGAAGAAAAAGGAAAAATCCTGTCAGGTCTTGTTTTGTATGTAGGCCGGGGTATTGGAATTACTACTTTGACTACGCGCAAATTGAGATGATATTCTACGCTGTTTTAATTGGCGAACAACGTATTGTCGATGCATATAACAATGGCGAAGATATATATACAGTGATTGCGCAATTTGCAATATCAAAAGAAAACTTAAAGTATATACGAGAAAACCTCGGTGACCCACGTCAACAACTGAAACATTTAAGTTTAGCTGTTCTATACGGAGCGGGTGTACCGGGCACAGCGAAAATATTACAAATGCCAAAAGACCGTGCCGCCAGTTTATTAAAAGGATATCTGGACGCTTGTCCACTTGTAATCGAATACCGTGATCGATGCAGAGATGAATTATATACACAAGGCTACATTGAGGACTTTTTCGGGCGCAGATATCACATAGAACCCGGCCACGCATATAAAGCGGCTAATGCGGTTGTACAAGGAAGTTGTGCACAGATTTTAAAGATAGCTCTTATTCAAGTCAATGAGTATATTGAAGGTTCATCAGAGCGAGTAAATATATTATTCCCGTCGCACGATGAATTGATCTTAGAGAGGCCTTCAGCGGACCAAGAGACAGAACATATCTTTGTCAAAAAAACTATACATGAAATGCAAGATATAAAACAACTTACAGACCGAGGCTTAAAAATAAGAGTAGATGCGGAGAAGTCAATAAAAAGTTGGGAAGACAAAAAGGAAATAAAATGCTCAGACTAATCCACGGTGATTGCAATAAAGTAATGAGACAACGTCTTAGACGTAATAGCATTGATACGATAATTACCGATCCACCCTACGGAATTAACTTCATGGGCAAAGAATGGGACTATGACATTCCATCTATAAAATGTTTCAAGAGAATGTTGCGAGTGGCTAAACCGGGTGCTACTCTACTTTGTTTCGGTGGCACCCGAACATTTCACAGAATAGCTTGTAACATAGAAGACGCAGGGTGGCAAATCAAAGACTGTATAATGTGGTTATACGGACAAGGTTTTCCAAAGTCTCACAATATTTCGAAAGCGATTGACAAAGCAAAAGGTAAAAAAAGAAAGGTGATAGGTACAAATCCAAACGCAAGACCGAAGTCTCATTTAGGAAAAGAATCCTCTGCTGGAAATATCGGATATAAAGTCTTCCCATACAGTCCAATAACTGCTCCAGCGAGTAATACAGCGAAACAGTGGGACGGCTGGGGTACAGGGCTCAAACCAGCCCTTGAACCAATTATAGTGGCAATGAAACCTGCTGAAGGTACATTCGCTCAAAACGCTGAGAAATACGGCGTAGCTGGTTTAAATATTGACGGTGGAAGGATACCGTGCCTCGGAGGAAGTCCATCCAGACAAAGAAGAAAAAAATATATACCACCACAAAACAAGACATATCCCGGTGGCTGGGAAACTACAACCAGAAAAGGTTATAATGACCCACGTGAAGGCGAAAAACAAGGACGATGGCCCGCCAACATAATCCTAGATAAAAAATCAGCAGAAATGTTAGACTATCAGACCGGAGAACTACAAGGTGCTTCACGTTTTTTCAAGGTGCTTGAACCAGAACCATGCTTCTTCTGTGGGTATACTGAAGAACGCGGCAATCATCAAGTCGGCCCACATGTATTTTTGTGCGATGAGTGTTTGTTGCAGGGGAGAACTCTCGACCTACCGAATAGATTTTTATACTGTGCGAAGGCTTCGAAAAGAGAACGCAACTTGGGATTGGAAAAAATAAAACCAAAGCAAAGAGATCTTACAAGAAAAAAAGGAAAACCTGGCGGTGACAATCCAAGAAACCGTGGTGTAATCTTAATACAGAATAGTCACCCAACAGTTAAACCTCTTAAACTAATGGAATACTTATGTACCTTAACGAAAACTCCGACTGGTGGACTTGTCCTCGATCCTTTTATGGGCACAGGCACCACCGGAATGGCTTGTAAACTCACCGGTCGCCATTTTATAGGAATAGAACTCGACAAAGAATATTGTAGAATATCCAAACTAAGAATCAAAGCCACAAAAAGGATAAAACCCAAAAATGAGATACCTAAAGAAAAAATCTTCAAAGTCTAGTTATCCCGTTACCATATTAGTTGATGACCGGGAAAAGAAACCTTGGAAAGTATACAGTTTGATGTTCAAATTCAAAAAGAAACGACTCAAAGTCGGCGACTACACCATAGAAGGATACGAAGATAAGATTGCCATTGAGAAAAAAAGCGGTATTGTAGAACTGATTAACAATTTATCAGGCAGAGACCGACCACGTTTTAAAAAGTTTTTGGAAAAACTAAGCCAATATCCTATACGTTGTATTGTAGTCGAGGATTCATTTTCACATACTGACATGGCGTTCAGAGCGTGCCCAAAATCACATTTAAGTCCCGCTTCAATTTACTATTGGCTATCTGTTATTACAGTAGAATATAAAATACCTGTTCTATTCATAGGCAAGAGTCGTCCACAACGTGAAGAATTCTTACATTATTTATTTACAGAAGCACTCAAACAGGCCAAACTATTATGATTACAATACTTGGAAAAATTAGATAACTTTTAGACCTATTAGACTTGAATTACGGTTACAACGTATTCTTGGTTGTATATAGTACTAAAATAGAAAGGAGCAAAAATGTCAAAAGCACGTAAATTCACATTGTGTACGCCTGACAAAATGGCAGATGCACTCGACAAGGCCTATGATAAACTAACCAATATAGACTGTAATTTTTCAAGACTTATACAGTCTATACTAGGAAGCATAATAGGCATAGCAACTTTAATCTCAAAGCAAGGCCTGAACTACCGCCACTATAATTGGGAACTAATAATACGCAATAAAAAAACCAAAATATGTTATTGCAAAACAGGCAAGATAATAATTAAGGAAGCTAAAGATGAAAGCATACGTGATTAAAACTGAAAGTGGAAAATATGTTTCCGGCTTAGGGTTCGATTCTGACGCATTGAACGGAGCATGCTTGTTCCCGACGCAGGCTGATGCAAAAGCACAACTTCTTGACGCTGATTCCGGCGAAATTGTAGTTAGAGTCGATATTTCAGAAGTAATAACAAAAAGAAAAAATGAAAGAAGCAGAAAATGAAAACTAACATAGTCCCAAGTACAAAACTTGTTTCAATGAGCTCAAGCAAAATGCAATCTCTAAGTTGTGATAGGTTTTATTTTTGGCAGTGGGTTCTAGACTTAGTGCCAAAAAAACTGAACATGGCTTTTTGGTTCGGCACAGTTATGCACGCCGCATTCAAAGCCATGGTAACTACCAAAAAATACAAAAATATATGTAAAATCATGGACGAGGCCAGCAAAATAGAAATCGCCAAATATGCTTTGGTAGCCGAAGACAGTGTAGAAATTCAATTACAACTTTCCATAATGAAAATCATTATTAAAGTATACTTAGAAGAATATTCATCAAGAATAACACAACTTAGCGAAACAAGAACAGAAGAAATGTTCGCGACGAAGTTGACCGAATCGCCTGTTATATACGAAGGAACTATAGACTCATACGGATACAAGCGGTCAAAACCCGTTCTAATAGAACGCAAAACAACAAGTACAATAAGCGACGATTTTTTCAAACTTTTAAAATTTGACATACAAATAAACGGATACGCACAGGCTATTAAATCCGAACTCCTCGGAGAATATCCCACACACTGTATATACGAAGCTTTCCGTAAACCCAAAATAAAAGTAAGAAAAGATGAATCTCCAAAAGACTTTTTAATTAGACTTGAAGAAGACTTACATGCGCGCAAAGATTGGTACTATGTTTCACATAGGCACATGTTCGGTAAGCATTCTATAATGGAAGCCTTCACTGATATAGAACGTGCCACAGCACAGCTTTACTCTAAGTACAAACAATTATCAACAGCACAATTATTAAATCCGTATTACTGGCCACGCAGACAAAAACAATGTCTGTCTTATGGCGTATGTCCATATTTTATTCTATGTAAGAACTGCCAGAAATACCCACTGTATTTAAAATTATACCAACAACGCGAACTACGTTACGAAAATGAGCAAAAAGAACTAGCAGACAAACCACTAAAAATGGAAGAACCAAAACTGAAACTAAAACCCAAACACTACAAAAAATAAGGAGCAAACACAATGGAAGATTTCGTAACCGAAGCGGTTAAGAACATGAGACGAACCGAAGTATCAACAACCTATGCAGGACACATGCGCAATCGTATGCGCCATGCTATGATTGGTCTTGTCGATGAATCCGGAGAACTAACCAAAATGATGTTAAGAGCTGATTATTATAATCAACCCATTAGTATACCAGAATATAAAGATGAACTCGGCGACATTCTTTGGTATCTCTGTCTAGCAATCGATGACCTAGCAGATGCGGAAGACAAATTGTCACAGGATGTATTCTGGGAAATACTAAACATAAACAGTGCTAAACTACACGTTAGATATCCTGAAAAATACTCGGACGAACAGGCTCGTACAAGAAACTTAGACGCTGAAAAAACAGCCGTTGAAATCGCTGCAATTCAAAACATACAGAAAGGAGCCACACAAAAATGAAACTAAGAAGCACTAAATCAAAATCCTTAGCAGCAGAGGCTTATAAACAAAAAGCCGACTCAATTGTAATTGAAGATGAACCCACTCAAGAAGGAGGTGAGTTCCAAGATTTCCTGTCCTTGACTTACGGCCCACCTAAAATATGTAAGAGTACACTATGGAGTTTATTTCCCGGTGTTTATTTTCTGCCTACTGAAGCAGCATACAAATCTCTTAAAATACGTAAGACACATATTCCAAATTGGGTTACATTCACCAAATTCATAACCACAATGGAAAAAAGACCCAAACTATATTCCACTGTGTCCATATGGTGTATAGATACAGTAGACAATTTGTCCAAATTCTGCATGCAATATGTATGCGGCCGCGAAAATATATCACATCCAACAGACCAAGACTGGGGCAAGGGCTGGGAGGCCTTCAAAGATGAATTTACACATTGGATTCTTAGACTATGTGCGCTTGGTCCGGGTGTTTCATTTATCAGTCACCAAAATGAACGCGAAGTAGTAGTACACGGTGTGAAAATGCCAAAAGAAGTCCCGGCTATGCCCAAGACGACCTACACAGTTATAAACAACTTGGTTGATATTATTCTCAAAGTATCTTGGACAGGTAAAATAAAAAAACGCAAAGACACCTTGTCAAGTAAGCGGTGCTTGTATACTAAGCCAACAGCAATGTACGACGCTGGAGACCGTACAGGTAAACTACCTGACGAAATACCATTCCGCAAAGAACAAGAAGCCGTTGACATCATTTTAAGATGTTTTGAGATACACAGAAAAAAACGCAAAACAAAAAAACGTAAACACAGAAGGAAAAAATAAACAAAACATGTGTACGGATTGACACTTAGAAAGTCAGAAAGAAAGGAGGTATTATGATTTAGAATAGTAGCAAAAGTCGTTGTGCAAAAATATTTATGTAACTTCAAAACAGAGAAAGGAAAAGTAGTAACATGGCAAAAAAGAAAAAGAAAAGTAAAAAGACAAGCAGGAAAAAAACATCTGGAAAAACACGCAAAGGTGACCTAACCAGTACACTCAGCAAACTGCAGAAAAACTGGAAGAAAACAAAGCCACGTCAAGCCGGTGTTCCTGTGCCCGACGGTCAGTACCCAGCACGCATTGAAAGCGTTGTCATCGAAGAGTCCAAATCATCAAAGAGAATGCAAGTAAACTGGGGCTTAAAGATTGTCGAAGGCGATTATGAAAACCGTGAAGTGCACAAATTCTCCGGCTTAGAAACCGAAGACAACTTGGCTTTTCTGCAGGGCGACCTCGAAACTTTGGAACTCGCCATACCCGATTCAATCAACGACTTAGGCGAAGTACTCACAGAAGCAGCTGGACTACTTCTTGAAATCAATGTCCGTACATCTAATGAGTTTACCAACATTGATTTTATCGAGCTACTCGAAGACGAAGGCGAAGAGGCCGAAGAAGAAGAGGAAGAAGAAGAAGAAGAGGAATCTGAAGAAGAGGAAGAAGAGGAAGAAGAAGAGCTGACAAAAGCTCAAGTACGTAAAATGGACCGAGACGAATTAGTCGACGCCATTGATGACTATGATCTTGATGTAGAACCCGACGATTTTAAATCTTTGTCAGCACTTAGACGCGCAGTAACTGCAGAGCTTTAACAGACTTCCTTGTTCAGTGTTTTTTGCAGATAACACTTTAACAACGTGGTAGCCGGAGTCTTTTCAACCCGGCTACCTACGTTGTATACTATACATATTACTTTTTAGATGTAAACTACAATGGCGCATAAGAAAAAGCACAAAAGATATAATGCAGCTAAAGCGTTTGAAAGCCTTATGCACGATTTTCAGAAATTATTTTATTACGGTTGTGACGTAGATAGGTGGTTACCAGAAATTATGTTATACCCTTATGTATCACTAGAATGGAACAGAGTACCAACTTGGTACAGAGTGATCGCTCCGCCGGGTTCTGGCAAAACTGCGCACATGTCATTGTTATCTGATTTTCATCTTAGTTACGCATTGGATACATTTACACCGAAGAGTTTAATATCAGGCTTCAGAGGATACAATGGTCAAGACATGTCCACTTTGCCACAGCTCAATGGAAAAGTATTAGTTATTCTTGACGAGAGCACTATGATGGAACAAAGACAAGACGACCGAAACGCTGTGCAAGCAATGTTACGCAAAGCCTACGATGGTGTAGTATCTAAAACATTCGGCAATGTCAAAGAAAAAGTAGAACACAAAGTACATTTTAATATTTTAACGGCAGCTACGCCACAGATTGATAGGTACTTTTTATATAATCAAGCATTGGGCGAAAGATACATTAACTTTAGGCTACAAATACCCGACAGACTGGCACTTACAAAGCGCGCTTACGATAATCAACTACACAATTACCGTGGTCGACACGATAAACTACAATCAAAATTATTCAATTTTATGCGCAGAATGCCTGTAGTAGACTTATCAAACATACAAATAGACAAACATACTGAGCAACTGTTTATACGTTGTGCTGACTTCGTAGCAAGACTTAGAACACACGTATCACGTGATTCAACCGGTCGACATGTTACTACACTGCCACAACCAGAAGCAGCAGGACGCCTTGTTCAACAAATGGTACAAGTAGCCGCCTCCGGAGCTATGATGCGTGGCAGTACAAGAATAAACCAAATACAAACAGCCAAAGCGGTGTATATATCACTTTGTTCGATGCCCGCTGTAATGATATTTATGATGTATCATATTTGGGTATACACACAACAGTCAAGTACAGTGTGGTTTTCCATACAGGACATGGTATTACAAACGGCCTTAGGCCGCCATAGTGTAGGACGTATTCTAGAAGACCTTGCTATACATAGAATACTTAACATAAAGAAACAAGACCGCTTGCGCGGGTTTGAATATTCTTTGTCTAAACATTCTATAAGTGTAATAAAGTATACTAATTTGTTCGAATATTATAAACCACCGGCACTAAAAAGCCTAAGAGGAAAAAAACATGGCAAAAAAAAGACGACTAGTACTTCGTAGAGACGCTTGGATGTATAAACCAATAAGTAAAATGACCAAAGAAGAACTTGTTTTACTTCGTGCAATACGTAGTCCGAGGTCTGCTTTTGAGCCCAAAACCGTCATGAAATCAGATTTTAAACCTAAAGCTAAAAACACAATAATATAAGGAGAACTAAACAATGTCAGACAGACCAAACCGTATAGTATTACACATGAAGACGGCTTTTTTGTGGGCAGCGCGTTCAACTTGTAAATTACCAAATCGCAAAGTAGGCTGTGTAATTACAACAGAAGACATGGACCGTATACTTGCTATTGGATACAATGGAAGTCCATTAGCAATGCCAAACGATTCTTGCAGAGACATGACAGGAAAATGTGGTTGCTTACACGCTGAACAAAATGCTATTGCCATGGTAGATGGGACAATACCAAACAAAGTAGCATTCATAACAATGGAACCTTGTGAAAGTTGTGCCAACTTGATAGCGCAATCTAACATTGACAAAGTTTATTACTATGCAGAGTACAGAAATCACGATGGCTTATACAGATTAAATGCTTGCCACATTGACAATGTGAAAATTCCTTATTCCATGATGATTGAATCACCAGAAATAGAGCTAGAATCAAATGAAGAATAAACTAAGAAAACGTCTTCCAGATACAAGAGCAGGTATTACCATGAAAGCCTCCGTGGCCAAACTCGAGTACTATACTATTGTAAATTTCTACCCTGATAGTTCAGACCCCGGCGAAGTATTTATTATAATAGCAAAAGAAGGCAGTACTATAGCCGGCTTCGTAGACGCCTTAGCTATTACAATCAGTGTAGCATTACAGCATGGAGTAAAGTGGGAAGTACTATGTCAAAAATACTTGCAGACCATTTTTGATCCCAGAGATGACAAGTCAAGTTCATTAGTAGATGGAATAGCGAAAACTATTTCTAAAATCATCGAAGTAAGAAAGGAAGTACTAAAGTGAAAGAGCCTAAAAGACCGAAAATATTTCCATGCCAAGGAACTGGACAACATAAAGTAAAAAATATAAGAAAAATTGACGCTTCTGATGAAGGCGATGCTATTCTTTCAGAAAGAACAGATTTTAGATGGCGAGCCACATGCACTAAATGTGGTTGTTCAATTGTAGCT